TTATCACAGCCTGTCAGCTTACCTCTGATCTGAAAACTGCCCTTTGTTTCCTGAAGTCCAAGACCCTTATTATTTTTCTTTTCAGCCATATTTTTATCTCCTTTTATTTATCAGATTTTGTTGTCAAATAAAATTATCATAATAAAATTATCATTTTGTGAACTCAAAATCACACCATCTTATCATGCCTTCTTTCTTATCGTTGATACTACTTTGTGTTCATGTTGTCAAGTTCTTCATGTAACGCAATTCCGAAATTATTCAGTGACTCTGCTACCCATGTGTCAGCAATGTCATATCTACTAATTAAATTGTATATTGCTTTATTTATATCAGAGTGCGAGAACTGCTTATCACATCTATACTCAGATTTTTCTTTAGGGTTTATTTTAGTATCAAAAATAGGAAAATATATTCTAGCCAAGGCAAGCAAAGCACCAATATATGCACTATATGTATCATCAGAACAACATTTTGAAGTGCCAACTCTTACTACCTTGCCGTATTCTTTCATTTTGGCAACTGTTGTCTTATCATGAAATGTAACCTGAATTTCACGGTCAATATCAGACGATATTTTCTTTAAACAGTTAGCAAAACCGCTATAAATGTAAAACATACTATTACCACCATTTGGCTTAACCGTTTGATATCTAATCATTTTCTTATTGTCTATATACTCTATTGCTTTAATCCTTATTACGTTTCCAGTTTCGGTCATTCTATCACCGAAACTATCTAAACCAACTCGATAAAGTTCTCCAATTTTAAACTTTCTTTTATTCATGCTTATTAGACTCCTTTGCTTATATCAATACCTGTGATTTCTTTAAAAATTTTTGCATCGAAGTTTGGAAGGGATTTAATAACATTCTTGTTGCAATCTGAAAGATTATCCCACCAAAGTTGACCACATTCAGATTTGTCAAGTTCTTTCAGATAACCACCTACTGTTTTATACTTAGGATGCTGTTCCTTTTCTTCTTCGGTCATTTTATCAGAATAAACCCATTGAAGAGCATTGTATGAAATAGTATCTAATAGCCTTTTTGCTTTTGAACAACGCCAATCTTCAATACTCCAATCAGAAGGCTTATTGAACATTAAAATTTTTGATTCTTTGGTATTAAAGCAACCATTTGAAAAGTTAGTTTTATTATAATCACCGCTGTTATAATTACCATCGTTGCAATTACCACTGTTACAGTGACCGCTGTTATAATTACCACTATTCCAATGACCGCTGTTATGACTACCATCGTTGCAATTACCAGTGTTGCAATTGCCAGTGTTGTAGTCACCCGTGTTGTAGCTACCACTGTTATACCTGCCTTCATTATAATTACCAGTATTATAAATACCACTATTACTATCACCAGCGTTGCAGTCACCGCTATTATAATCACCGCTGTTATAATTGCCACTATTATAACAGCCAGTATTACCAAATCCCGTGTTGGCTTTGCCCACATTGACCCTTTTCAGAACTTCTTCCCAAGAAAGTTCTTGAATAATTTTAATTTTATTGGTACAATGTTTACTTCCATCCTCTTCTGCATCAATCTCACCAATGGCTTCAATCTCGGCAACTTTATTATTTGGATCAAAGGAATAATACTTGAAACAATCCTTTAGCTCTGTGCAAAAATGAAAACCTCTCCTACAACATAAGGGTATTACGTTTTCTTCAAATGTTTCTCCAACGGAATACTGAAATCCTCTACACGTCCAATCAGAATTAAAGACCTTATAACCTTTCATTGTTTTACAACTCCTTTGTTTTTTCTACGATAAAATGTGTATTTTAACGCTCTTTTCAGAACGGAATAAAAATTAAAATCTATGTCAACAGCATGGCTGCTGATTGCTGAAACATTGTAGTAAACACTCTAACGAAGAATGTGCCAAGGTAGATTATTCTTACTACAAAACAATAATTCATTCCATATTTGTTGTGATATTATCTCAATATCAGGATGCTTACGCATTTGCTCAAATATTTCCTTTGTTTCTTCAACCGTAAATTTGCCATAAACATTCTGAAACCACTTTACCAATGTTTTATTAGTATCTTTCGGAAATAAAAATTTAAGTTCATCTGCTTTTAAAATGCTATATGTACCAAAGACATGGTAAAACATATTATGCTTTGAATTAAATCTAGCTACATCAGTTTCCCTTGTTTTAAGATTATCTGTCTTAACCGCACCAAATATCTCTGCAACTGCACACAACTCTTTATCAAAACGACCATAACTCGCACTACCACTATATTTATAATCCATACCCATATAATCACCTACTTTACAAGTTCAAAATACTTTGCTATATCTTCCCAAACAATGTCTACTGTCCCACCAATCGTTGTGATTTTAAAACGTGGTTGCCAAGTATCTGCACGTAAAGCAACATAATTTATCGTCACCACTTGATTTATAGGTATAGGCTCTAAATGGGAAAAAAGTGTATGAATAGTAAATTCCGTATTCGCAGGTATGGTTTCCTTAAAGCACTCTGGAGCATACGGAGAATCTTTAAAAGTATAATCCTTGGTACATCTACACTTCTTACCTTTTAAATACTTATTAAAAAGTTTAAGATAATCTTCTTTTTTAGTATACTTACTTAATTCTCTATCTGTTACCCATTGCCTAGTATTATTAGAAAGGTCAATAAGGTAGTTGTCATTTATATAATACACAACTTTACCTAATGTAGGTTTTGTAAAAGAATTTGTGTAGATTATCTTATCTCCTATTTCATATCCGCCAAATCTCATTTTTACCCTCCAAAATAAAGCCACCACTTAGAAGCTTTTGCATTTATCTGCTTTTCCTTCAACTCAGTTATCTTCTTATTATTATCTTGATACACCTTTATCTGTTTCTTTACGAGTTCATATGATTTTAAATCAGGATAAAGGCTTACAAGAGTAATAGAACTTTCAGAAGAAATCTTTATATATGTATCACTTTCATATTCTTGATATTGTTTTACAACAGTGTCTATTTGTTCTTCAATTTGTTTATTTTGTTGTTCGTACATAGTAATCTTTTCTACAATATATTTAGATTTTACAACTGAAGCTGTAAAGCCCAAAGTTACAATTAAACATATAATTGTTGCAAAACTAGATATAATTAAAGAAGTAGCCCAAACAGTTGTATCCTTTCTAGCTTTACTGTTTTTCTCCATAAATATTATTGAAATAATAAGCATAGTAATTGATATAATAAATAAAAGTATAATCATATATAATTCTCCTCATATGTAAAATGTAAACTATGTGATAGTTTGTGTATAAATTGTGTATAAAAGATGAGATATGCGTTAATGGCGTTGACAAGTTAATTGACCCATGTTATAATAAAACAAAAAGGTAAACAACTTGAAGTAAACGAAAGGTGGTGAAAATATGTTAGAAATATTCAATAGTTTACTAAATGCGATATTGTTTGTAGGCAATATGTGTAAACAACTAATAATCAACGTTCCATTCTTGGGATTTGTTCTTATTGCCCCGATCGTAACAGGTATCTTTAAATTTATAAACCACAAAGTCAATAAATACATCTAATATTCATTCGTAAGCCACTCTTTTGAGTGGCTTATTTTTTTTGTTTATTCATCGCCACAGACCCAATTTTGTAGGTAGTTCGTCTGCTGATTTCTCGCACGTTGGCTTCATCTTAAAGAATTTCCAATGTGAACCATAGTCCACCATAACTTCCATATCTTCAAACCAATAACGCCTATAAGGTTTTACATTATATAACTTATTATCTATGATGTAATCGTTCATAGCCCAACTACATTCCTGCGGAGTTTTGTAGTTTCCTATGACTCGTTTTTTTCGTACCTTTCTCGACACGCTCTATAAAATAAAGTTTAATCATTTTATCTCCTTATAATTCGCTTATTTCCCTTAACAATAACACAATTATTAGGCACTCCTGTGTCTATCATGTATTTTAAACTGTATACTTCCAAGTTTGGGTTTAACAGTATTACATATTCCAAATTGTCACAATTTAGAAAGGCGTCTGTGCCTATCTTTTGACAAGATTGAGGAATTATAATAGTTTTTAGACTTACACACTCCGCAAAAGCATAACTACCTATGCTTTCTATGCCTTCGGGGAGAATTATATGTCTCAGCTTATTGCAAAAAGCAAAAGCACCATCTCCTATCTCGTGTACCGTCTTTGGCAAATTTATCGCCTTTAACTTTTTACAACCAAAGAAAGCATCTTTTTCGATGATTTCTACACCGTCAGGAACGTCTATTGCTCTAAGTGATGTAAAGTTTTCAAAAACACCCTCCCCAATAATTGTTGTTCCATTAGGTATTTTAATATCTTTTTTGTCAAATCTCATAACTATCTTTCTTTCTCTTTTTACGTTATTTTATATTTGTACCCTAAAATACGTTACAAAATATTTTGGTTGGACTAGCTGGATTCGAACCAGCGGAATGAGAGAGTCAAAGTCTCTTGCCTTACCACTTGGCTATAGTCCAATGTTGGTACTGCTTTCACAGTACCTTTTTGTTCACCTACCTTTACATACAGATTAGTTTGTAATTTGTAATCAGTGTAATTTTAATTGATGAACCGTTATCGTTGTCGGCAACCGTAACCGACTTGGTGCAACTTAGGGGATTTGAACCCCTGACCCTTTGATTAAAAGTCAAATGCTCTACCATCTGAGCTAAAGTTGCAAGTGCAGGTATCACACTACATTCCCTTATGGTGAGATAAGCTCTGTACCTGCTATGCCAATTTACTTTGTACAGTATTGGCAAACTGTACTGGTGTCACTGACGAGACTCGAACTCGCATGGATTTTTCCGAGGAATTTTAAGTTCCTTGTGTATACCTATTCCACCACAGTGACACGTCTTATATTAATTCTACTATGCTACATTTGAGATTGTAATTATAGTATACTACTACTTTTGAGATGTGTCAACATATATAAGCTAAAGTTTACAGAATATTAATAATTATAGATAATAAAAAAACGAGACCTTAATGATCTCGTTTTTGTGCTAAAATTTAGATTTTTGATCTCTTAGAACATTGCTCCAAATATATTTTATATTCTTTCACAACACCTGTGCGAGTTAAATCGTAATCAAGAAAGTCTAATGCTTGGCTCAAGTTCCTGCCATTCTTGCCTCCAATATCTTCCGTTCCGTACACGTTTAATAAATATTTATGCGCTCTATAAAAAAAGCCCGATTTACTGATAATGTTTAATTTCAAACAGATTCTTGGAACTATAATTGTTCTAATACCATTAACAACATTAACCGTGCTAGTGCCACTGGATATAGGACGAAATAAATAATCATTTGTGTTATATGCTTTTGATATGTTGGCGTTGTTATATGTGGTCACATCTCTCAATTTACCACAGATATTTTGCGTTTCTTTTTCAAAATGCAATGAATAAATATTGTCACACAACTCTTTATGCAACATATCAGATACATCTGAAAAATATTCCGAGGACAAATCTATTGTTTGCTTTTTTCCATTCTGCTGTTTTACCCATAGAATTTGCCTATCAATATCATAGTCGCCTTTTTTCATTTTGGATAACGAGCTTTTTGGAACTCCGACCCATAGTAAGTAACATATCAACTTAACATAACAGGAATACGCACTTACCTCTACCGACCATATGTCTATATCAGGGTTATTCATTACCTTGTCAATAGCGTCATTCAGTTCTTTAACATCAGTAATAAAATTCGTTTGAAATTGTATGTCTTCAATATCGCAATTTATATTTGCAAAACCCAGCCAACCCTTTAATAACATTTTGTTAATCCTAAAACTACCAAGAGTCGAATTATCTTTTAAAAAGTTGGCAATATTATCGTGAAACGTCTTTTCTTCATTATATTTTCTCAAAAAACTATTCAAAGTTGATGCTTTTTTCTTTAGCGTTGAATCGCTAATAACATTTGTTTCCTTTTCAATATATTGTTGTATTGATAATTTTAGCTCTTCTTTTGTCATAATAAAAACCGTCCTTCCAAATATGATACATATAACAAAAAGCAATCTATTGTAGGAAAATATTGTACTAATTATCATATGTATTATACCAAAAGAACGGTTAAAAGTCAAGCTAGTTTTTGATTAGCACTAACATCACATGATGTTAGTGCAAGAGAAATGCAGATTGCCTGAGAGACTCTTCTCATTTCATTCGGAGTTAAGTGTCCCAAGTAATTAACTATCTTTGTCTTGCTAATCGTAGCAAGTTGTTCACATAGAACAACGCTTGTTTTAGCCACTCCACTCGTTTTGTTAAGCAGGACATGAGTAGGGAAGTATGTTTTATTTTTTGAAACATTTGATGTTAGCGGTGCGACTATTAAACATGGTGAATATTTATTTCCAATGTTATTTTGCACAACTATTGCTGGACGCACCCCTGCCTGCACAGAACCTCCCACGTCAGGAAAGTTCACCAAAATCAAATCTCCTCTTGTGATCTCTTTGTTACATATTTTTGTGTTATTTTCTTTAAAACAAATTTTTTCCATAAACAACGCCCTCCTTTCTTTTTATTTAACGTTTTGTTGTTGTCGTTGTTTATTTTTCTTCTTTTTTCTATATTATAA